TCAGGGGCAATCCATTCTGTTTGAGCTTTAAATAAAGGTGTTTGCATTAGTTATGAGGACATCCTTTCTTCCATTGTTTATAACCATCAACCCAGTCTTTTCCTGAAGTCTCTGGTGGTTTAATCATTCCCCACGAATTTTGTGGAGGGTAAGTTCTTTCTGCTTCTTCCTTAGTAATACCAGCGTTTCGGTATTCCTCTTCTTCTGTCATTGGTATTGTTGGGTAATCTCTTTCAATTATCATTTCAATAAAATGTACAGCTTTTTCTAAATCTTCCTTTCCATTTTTAAATCTGTGCCTGCAGATGTATTTTATAACGGATCCTTCCGGAAAAAGCAATTCGTTCTCAATTACAAATTTACTTGGTTGGATCTTCATTTTCTTGTAGTGGGATCCTCCTACTTGTTTATCATACGCACTCATCTTGTCTCCTATCATTGTTTATTGGGTTTTCAATTTCGTTCCAATCGGGTCGCCATTCTCTGTGAAAATCATCTTCATTCATATTTTTCACTTTCTAAAAGAGGAAAGTGGTCCTCATATTTTGAGTTACATGCTGGTCTATACATGTATAAAGTTCTTTTGCTTCGAGTCACACCTACATACGAGCATCTAATTTCTTCTCTCCTAAAAAAAGGAGTTGAATTTTTAAAGTTGTGCATGCAAAGAGAAGACCACACATCACATACAACAACGTTTGTGGCTTCTTTCCCCTTTACTGAATGAATAGTTCCTATTGTAATATTTGTTTTTTGAAGAGTAGGATCTTTTTTCCAAACCTCTACTATGTAGTTTTGCACTTCTTCACTATCCGAGAATAAATGGGTTGTTGTTCCTTTTCTGGATCTTGAAGATTCAGAAACATGTTCTTGATTAAAAAATATAAAATTAAACCAGTCCTTGTCAAAACTAAATTCTTTTTTAAAAACATTTTTACTCAGCAAATCGTCTCTGGTGTAAGAAAGATCTGATAAAAACATTTTACTCTTGTTTTTTTTATGTTCCTTCTTTATAATGTTTAGAAATTTTGAACTTATTAATTGAATAAGATCACAAACTTCCCTGCCTTCTACTCCATGCCCTTCTTTTAAATTAGTCCATGTAAGTAAAGTATTACGTACTTTATCCTTAATTGAATAATTAAGGCCTCTTTTGTCACCCACAGTGGCTTTACTTTTCCAAAGGATATTTTTTTCAACTAGATGCTTTTTAAAATTAAATGTCCAAGCCCCTGTTCTCGCGCACATAATCCAATCTTCTTTTAAAAGATCTTTTTGAATTTCATCTAAACCAAAAATATCTATGATTTCTCCTTGCACTATTTCCCCTGTATCCTTACCATTTATTATTCTAGTTTTTGATGTAAATGTTTTGTCTTTTCTAAATTTGGAACTAATTTCTCTTATTATGCTTTGAGAAAAATCTTTTATTTTCTTTGGCAATCTGAATGATTTTGGTAAAGTTACATCAGGATGTGTTCCTTTCCTGTTAAGGAAAGTGTCTGGGTCAGCACAGTTAAAACCATAAATGGACTGATCATCATCCCCTGCCAAGTATATTTGTTTATCTCCTTTTCTTTTAAAAATTTTGTCCAAAACTTTCCACATTAAGGGGTTTAAATCTTGACACTCATCTACAAATAAAACCTGATAATTTGGGAGAACTATGTCAGGCTCTAAAGTCAAGGCCAGCATATCCGTAAAATCTATTATTCCATAAGCTTTTTTGTAATCTTTATAAGTGTTATATGTAAACTCTAGATCATCTAAATGTATATTATTAAATTGATAATTTTCTTGAAGGTTTTCAAAATAGTATTTAATTGAAAGCCAAGGGCTTTCTTTAGCGTAAGTGCTAATTCCTTTATTAATTAAATCTAACTTGTTGTATAAAAATTTTCTTTCTGCTCTTTCTTCCTCTTTTTTTTCGTCGTTGTCCTCTTCTGGATCGTCCTCTTGTCTTTTTAGTGTTTCGTACTCTTCCTTGGATATCCATTCGGATTTTGGCATGTTTAGCACTCTATTAAAGTACTTTGTATCAGAACTTGATAGCAACTTAAGATATTTAGGTAATCTCTCTTTACACAAAGAATGAATAGTTCTTATAGATCCTAATTCATCTTCATTAAAGTTAAACTCTTTTTGGCATCTATCTTGAAGAGTTATAGCAGTTGCTCTTGCATAACCTACTAAACAAATTTGATCTTTGCTATAACCATAATCTAGTTTTTCTTTCATAATTTTTAGTAGCCGAGTTGTTTTTCCTGTTCCAGGAGGACCAAAAATTTTAATTACGTTATGTAAATCAGGGACAATTTTTTTCAAAAAGAATCCTCTCTTTCATTTGAAAACTCTACTTTTTCAGGAACTAAAGGTTCATCTTCAAAATTATCTTTGGAAACAGAATAAACATTTCGTTTTACGTTTCCTTGAATGTGTAACTTCTCTCTTGTTACACCACCCATTTTTTTTAAAAATAAATGAGTGTTTTCTTCTGAAAACTTCCATTTTTTTTCATCTACTAAATGAGTAAATAAAGTATCAAAGGTAAAATGAACCATATTTTTCTTAATATCCACAAAAGGCTTCCTGTCAATCTGTGCTCTATCTTCACTTCTCCGTGATTTAAAACAGAAGTTTTTCATAATTTCTTTTAATTTAAACATTGGGTTACTTTCTTCAGGAGCGTCTTCTCCCGTAGCTCTCTCTTGTAATTCTATAATGGCTGCATCCCAATCTGCTTGTTTCATTTTAGGGGGTGTTTTGCCTCTTTGTTCTGTTGCAGCTTCTCTTGCTAATTGTTGGTTAGTTAATTCTTTGGAGTTAAGTTTTACTTCGTCACCATCAAAACCTAAAAACCATTGTCTAGGCGTGGATCTTATGTAAGACAGAGGTCCGAGAGCCGCGTTTCTTAGTCCTTTAATCGATTTAACACCATACTTTCGAAGTATGCACTGACCTTTGTTGCAAAACTTACTTAAATGCGCTGAATCACATCGATAGGAATAATCTTTCTTGTTTCTAGAACCTATTGTTGATTGAACTTCTTTATAAGATAAACCAGTTCCCTTAGGTTCAAAAAATTTTGTATTGTATAAAGACACTTTATTTTCCCACTCATCTGGAAATCTTAATTTTAAATATCTAGTCATCTCCAATAAAACTTCACTTCTGTCTCCCTTTTCAATTCCAAAACTAGCTAAAGTTTGAAGGCAGGGAGGCCCATCTTTAAACCAATCATTTTCTAACTCACAACTTAATTTTTTTAATTGCCCCGGAGTAATTTTCTTTTTTTCGTAGGCTTCAAAAAACTCTTCAAGTGTTGCTTTGCTACCATCCTCTTTAATCATATATCTTTCTGTATTCTTGCAGTTATGGTAAGGCATATTAATCCAACTACCTGCAGAACCTTTGTCTAGATCTAAATATTTTTGAACTGGAAATATTCTATCTGGTTTTTCTACACCAAATATATGTTTAATTGAATGTAATTTTTCTCTCATCAAAAGAGCAGAAACAGCTTCCGTTACAAAAATATATAAATGTATTCCTCCACTTTTTGATCTAAATGGAATGAAAGGTACATTAATACTTTTTAATTTTTTAAATAATTCTTTGATATCTGGTTTATAGTTGTCTAAATCAATTGCTCCCCACCAGCATTTGTTTTGTTTGTTTATTATGGGGCATAGACCTAAACTATCCGCTTTAATAGTTCTTCCTTTAACTAAAACATCAAATTTTTCTCCCCTTAAATGAGCTTGCCACATTTGTAAGGTATGTGGGTAGTCAGAAGTTCTGGAAACTCCTGATTTTTTTTCTTCACTGGCACTTTCATAGTCAATTATATGGTAGCCAAACCTCTCTTCCAGGCCAGTAAATATCTTTCTAAATTTTTCTACATTCATAAATTAAGAAGGGCGGTTTAAGTCTCCCGCTGCCGCCCCTATTCCTCTGCAAAGAAAATCTTTAGTATGGTGATTTCGTTTCAGATTCTTCAG